GACGACCGTGCCGCTATCCGCCGTGGCGACGCTTCCGGGCTGCGCGCCGGTGCGAATTTTCAGGACCGCGCTCGTGCCGATGTGCGACTCGATGACGTCGAGGCGCGCGTTGCGGAGGGTGGTGGAAAGCTGGACGGCCATGTGCGCCTCGCTGGAAAAGGACGAAAAAAAGCCCGCTCGAGGCGGGCTAACAAGGAGACTGAAAACTATCCGGCAGTTTCGCTAACTACCAGAATCGACTAGAATAATAGGCGATTCTGTAGCAGCCCCGAACGGCTATTTTGTAGCAAAGGCGTATGCGCGCCTCGCGTGCTGGCTCCTGAGCCAGTACACATGCGTCCGGTCGCAGTGCAGCAGCGCGGCCAGCTTCTTGATCGGCCGGACCCGGTAGAGGTAGTAGCCCTCGAACGCCGCGCGCGCCAACTCGTCGCCGCTGATCACCGCCTGATGGAAGCGCGCCAGCAGTGCGGAGGCATGGGCATTCGGCCCGCCGTCCGTGGCGGTGCTCCTGATCCGCTCCCGGCCGAACTGGGCAAGGATCGAGGCGGGCTGCGGCGCTCGCCCGTAGAACTTCCGCGTGGCGTCCCACCGCGCCCAGTCCCAGCACAGCTGATCGATGTGCGGCTCGAGCGCCCGCCGTGCTGACTGCTCGGCGCGGGATTCCTCGACCACCGGCGGAACGAACCGGGCAACGGCGATCCGCCGCCTGATCCGAAGCACGCGCCGCTCCATCACCGGAACCTGCCCCGCATGACGTAGCGCGCCGGCCGGACCACCGCCGCCTGAGCGGGCTGCGTCGACTCCTCCTCGACCGGCTTCGGCGGCCGGACCCTGTCCATGCCGATCACCCGAGCCGCCGCCGTGGCGTAGACGTCACAGTCGAGAGCGTGGTTCTCCTTGTCGTGCCGTTTCCAGACCGTCTTCCCAGACGGCAGGGTGATCTTGGACTCCGCGATCAGCTGCCGCGCGTAGTCCTCGGAGACGTCGGCCGGCAGGTGCCACGCGCCGGGCTGGTCCGCCGGCCAGTCGATCCGGCCGTGCACCAAGGTCTTGAAATAGCCGACGTCGACGTGCCACAGCTGCTGCCCCTGCTTGATCGTCTGCCCCCTGATCGTGACGTCGATCCGCGAGGACTTCACCGGCGCCGAGGCCGTCTCCTGGCCCTTGGCGGCGATCGCAAACGGATGCGTCCGGCAGAAAGCATAGACGGCGTCCGCGCGAAACCCGGAGTCGATCAGCGCCATCCTGATCCGCTTGTCCGCGTAGTCGGTCGCCAGCACGTCGGCGAGCTTGTGCCAGACCTCCGGCTCGGACGTGTCGCCCCAGACCTCGCCGAACTCGATCAGCCACGAGGCCATGTAGTGCCCCCAGCCGCGGACGGTGTAGATGCAGCGGTCCTTCTGCACGTCCACCCCGGCGGTGATCACCAGGACGCCGTCAGGCACCTCCCGGCTGGCGTAGTCGCGCCGCAGGCCCATGACCCGATCGTGCGTCGGCGCATCCCCACGCTCGACCCAGGTTTCGCCGAGGCTGGTGTTGACCCAGGTCTGCAGGGTCTCCGGCGTCGTCTTGGCCTCGACGAACGCCGCTGCGGTATCGCCGAACGAGACCCACGGCGAGTACAGCTCGCAGAGGTGAAAGCCGGCGATGCCGTCGGATTCGGCCGTCGCCCGCCATTCCCCGGCCCTCAACATCCCGAGTTTGTCGCGGTCGCCGATCACGCCGCCGCACTCCGGGCAGGCGTAGTACGCCTTCCTCGGTTCGCCCTCAGGCCAGCGGACATTCGGCCACTCGAGCCGCTGGTGCGTGCTGCAGTGCGGGCAAGGGACATGGAAGTACCGCTTGTCGCTGGCCTCGAACGCCTGCTCGATCCGGCTTTGCCCCTTGACCGTCGGCGTGCTGCCCATCAACAAGCGCCGGTTCCAGAACGTAGCCGACCGCTTCCGCGCCAGGCTGATCGGATCGCCTTCGGTCCCGGCCGATGCCGGGTAGCGGTCGACCTCGTCGCACAGCACGACCCTGATAGGCCGGCTCGCAAGACCCGCCGCCGAATTGGCGCCGGCGATCGTCAGGTGCCCAGAGTTGAACGTCTTGTGCAGCAGCGTGTTGCCGGAATCACGCGATCTGGCGTCGGCGATCTTCCCTTTCAGGCATGGCGTGTCGCGAATCATCGGCGCCAACCGGTCCTTCGACCACGCCTCGGCCATCTCCAGCGTCGGCTGGATCAGCAGGATCGGCGCCGGGTCGCGGTCGATGTGATACCCCACCACGTTACCGAGGATCTCCGTCCACCCGACCTGCGCCGACTTCATCACGACCACCTCGCGCACCGCCGGATCGGTCACGGCATCCATGATCCCGCGCTGGTAAGGCGCCCGGTCAGTCCTCCACCTTCCTGGCTCGGCGGCGCTTTCCGGGCTGAGCCGGCGGTACTCGTCCGCCCACTCGCTGACCGTCAGCCTGGGCGGCGGCGTCCACGATCTTCTCCATCCTTCGCTGATCACGCGCTCGAGCGGACTCAACTCGGCGACGGGTTCTGTCTGGCAGTCCATCAATGCTCAACTCCTGCAAAGCCTCCAGCACCTCGACCTCGATCACGCCGGCCGCCTCGTTGTCGCTGCCGGCAGACCGCGCCCGAGGACCGGCCTTGGTCGGCACCGACAGCATCCGCGATCGCGCCGCGCCAGCCTGCCTAGCCCACTCGGCCGTTACCTCGGCGACCCGCACCATCTCGCCGCGGAGTTCCTGACTTTCCAGCTCGGTCTTGTCCGCCTGCGCCTTCGTCAGCCTCGCCCGCTCCTGCTCGTAGTCGTAGACCTGCCCGTCATCCGTGATGCCTGCCTCCCGCCGCCACTGCCGGCGCAGCCACCGGCCGAACTGCTCGCAGTCGTAACCGACTCCAGTCCAGGGCGGCGGATCGTCCTCGTCGTGCTGCCGCAACAGGTGCCGCGCCGTCATCCCGGCAACGGAAGCCGCCTGCTCCCGGTTGATTACCCTACGGACGGACTGGGGCATTTTCTGGCGCTAGGAACTTTTCGCGCTCCTTTGGACCCGCATGGGCACCCCCTCGGGGAGGACCCGCGATTATTTGACGTACCCGCGCAGCGCCGCGTCGAACTCGCGCCGGAACGCCGCCGGGAACTTGGAGCGGATTGTCCCGAGCAGCAGCGCGTTGATCCGCTTGGTATTGAACATGCTCGGCACGTCGATCGTCTGCACCGCCCGTATCGGGTAGCTCGCCGACGTGGTCCGCGCGGCCACGAACGTGCCGCCGTTTGCGGTAGCGATGAACGGCTTACCGGCGGCCCAGTCCGGCGTGCCCAGGACTTTCTTCCCTCCCTTTCGCTTGATCTGGACGCGCAGGAGATCGAGCGTTCCGCTTTTCCTGCGGAGTCTTGCCTCGGCCATCGTGACTTTCCGCTCGACGAACCGGATGAGGTTGAGCGATCGGCCGCGCCTGGACTCGGCGATCACCTCCACCGAAAGCCTGCCGGCCCTGAAGTTCGCCCGCTGAACCCGGAGCAGCTTGCCGATCTCGGTTGCCGGCAGGTTGTACTCCGCGCCGATCTCCTTCCTCGCCTGCGCCTTGACCGTGTCTCCGATGGCGTTGAGCGCTCGGGAGATGACCTTTGGCTGCAGGTCACGAGCGATGCCGTCGAGCATATTGTAGACGTCAGCGAAGTCGGTGGCGATGTTGATGTTGATCACGGCACCCACCCCTCGAATTCGAGCCGGCCGACGTGGCCGGCCATGCGCGCCCTGGTCATCTCGGCGAACTGCAGCCGGTAGTGCTGGGCGATCTCGTCCTTTCGCTTTCTTATCCCGCGGGCGGGTCTTGCCTTGTCGAATGCCAGCCGGTCAAGTTCGAGGTCGCCGACGATCTTCTGCATCAACGGCCGGTGCTCGGATTCCCGATCCTTGGCCGTCAGGACGTGGCAGCCGTAGCAGAGAGCCAGCGCGTTGGCCTGGTCGAATCTCACGGTCCAACTGCCTCGGCTGTGCCAATGAGCGCAATGCAATGCACGAGACGGCGGCGGGTGCGCCGCGCCGCAACGCTCGCAGCGCCAGTCCGATCGCTCACGGACGCACAGGCTGAAGTAGCGATCGGCGGCCGTGATCTTGATCAGGCCCATCAGGCTTTACGCCTCACCTTTCGGCCGCCGCTCAGCTCCACGAGCCTGAATCCACGCCCAAAGCTCTCGGCGAGCACGCTCTGCCGTTTCATCGCCAAAGCGCGCTCGAACACGCTCAACAAGTCGTTGACATAGGCCAAAGTCTCCGGCGAGGCCTGCTTCAGCAGCTTCGACGAAGTCCTGCCAACACCGCCTCCGTTCCGCCTCCTGGTCAATTCCCGCGCTCCTTCTTCTCGTAACGCCGCTGAACGATCTCGGTGATCTTTTCGTGCCACCGCTTGCACGTCTCGCACTCGCCCTTGACCCTGCAGGTACAGGCGGCTTGCTCAAGCGGCTCCTCGGCCGTTGACGTGGCGGTCATTGCAGGAGCTTCGTCGGCTCGGCCGTGATCGCCTGCTTCCGGCCGGATTCGAGGATCGCCAGCGCCCGGCGCTCGTTGCCGATCAGGACGGGCTTCTCGGCCTCGTAGCCGAGCGGCACGTTTTGCATGCTGAATCGGCCGAACAGGACGCGCGGATGGGTGGTGCCGTCGCAGTTGCGGTAGATGGCGGTGAAGTCCTTTTGCCGCCAGTGCTCCTCGTCCTCGCGCATCTCGCACAGGCGCACCCAGCCGCCCATCTGCTCGATCGCCTGCATGATCTTCGGGTCGTCGAAGACCACGTCGGCATACCCGCCATGACGGCGGACCGTGGCGACGACCTTGCCCCAGGCGATCAGGGCGGCGTCCGAGGCCGTGCCGGCGATCGCCCGGATGACATCGGCCGGCTTGGGCATGAACTGCCCGCGCTCAGGGTCAGTGACGTGCGCCGACAGGGCGGCGGTGATCTGGTCGACCGTGAATCGGTCCAGAGCCTGCAGCCAGATCGACATGACGCCTGGCCCGATCTCCTGCTTGTAGAGCCCTGCCACGTTGCTGAGCAGGTCGATTACCGCCTTTCTTGACCCGTTATCCATCGATCGTCTTCTCCTGGTCGTCCAGCATTCGCTTCATCGCCTCCGCGGCGGCCCTGTTGCGCTCCTCGATGCTTCCGGCGGCCGGTCTGGTGCCGGCAACCCATTCGGCTTTGAATCCGGCCCAGCCGCGCTCGCAGCAAAGGCGCAGGGCGGCCTCCAGCGTCATGCCGGCGGCCTTGGCTTCCTTCCGTATGCCGGCGACCGCGGTGGCCGTTACTGCCGCCTTTTTGGCCTTGCGGAGCGCTTTCCAGTCCTCCCAGACCTGCGGATCAACATCAGACGGCGCGGTCAGCGCCGACGTGTTTTGTTTTT